CCAGAAAGTTAGAAAGAAAGGATCAGCAACCCGTTAGGAATCACTAACCCATATGACCTCGGCAACGCTACGTTTACCACGGGAATCAATCCCCCAGTGGTGTCCATAGCTTGTAAGCCTGCAAGCAAGACGAGCCTCTTCAGAAAAGTACTTCCATCCGATAAGGACAGGAGCACTCCATCTGACGGCCCTACGCCAAAGGATACCGTTCTTCCATTTCACCTTAGGGCACCCCCCGTAATGCAGTACCGAATCGCCAAGGCGAGCCGGTCCTGCAAGCTGGAGATGCTTTGGGATGAGTGAAAGAACCCAGTCTTTGAACGCGTCGGCAGTTATGCCGCAACGCTCGAGACAAGCACACGCACCGTTTAAGAGTGCGAAGAGCCCTTCAACGTTCTGCTTACTTAATGCGTTCTTGAGATAATATCCCCTCACGGGGACACCATTGAAGAAGTCTCCCCCGCAGGATTCTCGAAAGTTTCCAGCGGAAAATGTCTTCTTCGGGTTAGTCTCAAAACCGCACCACCGTAAAGCAGCGACTACCGACCTAAAGCAATCAGACGGGACAATGATATCGTCCCCGAAGACAAATAGGTTTTTTCCGAGCTCAGCTTCGTATCCCTCAACCTCGAGACATTCCGCTGCGATCGCTGCAAAAATGCAGCTTTCTAGCTCAAAAGTGTAGCCGTTCCCCATACTGCTAAATTTCTCTAGCAGATGCCAGTGGCCATCCACTTGAGTCCTCAACGATCGGAGATCGTCGAAAAGCTCAAGCCAGGATGTGCCGTGGAACAAGAACTTTACCAGGTTCTTGCACAAGGAATCGCTTGCATTTGTCAAATCGAGAGTGGCGAAAGAGCCATAGATGCTAGCCGATTGCGCCATCTTGCGATGGACAAACGCCGCATTGTCTAGGTCCCACCCCGCATACTTGCGCATGCGTGCTCGTATACAGGAACCAACCGCGAGCTGCCAATAGATATTAGCAGTCGCTTCGATCCCAATATTGCGGTCTGTCAGTGCAGTCTTTGGCACGACTGTATGACGATTACCGCGAACAAACTCAAAAGGACAATCAGGATAAGCAGACAGACATAACTCCATCCACTTAGTGCCGGCTAAATTCAGCAAGTGAATCACAGCCCCTGAGGTAACAGTCAATCTTTCCGTATATTTATCAGCTGCAGTAGGATTCGCAACTGTGCTGGAAAAGGTCGTGCCTGGACCGTGGCGCGCGCGAGCTTTCAGCTCGTCGTCGCCAGGCCCATGACCAAGCCAACTGATGAGTCGCCTCCTAACCCTGCGAAGAAACTTTGCAGGCATCTCTTCCGAAAGAGGAGAGATGAGATAAGGAGAGATACGTTCGTTGGCCTGATAGCACGACGCCTCGCCTGCCCTCCAACTCTTCAAGGCAGCACGACGTCTATCTTCTTTGGAAATAGTCGGAACTTCAATCTCCGAATTTTTACTCAGAAGACAGACAGCCGCGTTAGCCTTGGCGTAGTCAAAAGGATCGGCGAAGGTTTCAGGATCGACCTTAAGGGTCAGAACCTCTGCCCACTCGTCATACCGTGCGAGAATCGCACAGCGAAGACTTGTGGAACAGTCCAGTTGCGCCCAGTACTGGAGCGCTGTCTCACGTAACAGGCGTAAAGACATGTGACTTCCTTTCGGTTAAGTCGTTTTCAGTAAGAAGCTAAAGGCAAGATCAAGCAGCCACCAAATGAGGAGTGTGCTAAGCACACCCACAATCGTGACGCCAACCTTACCTAAAAGCTCAGCCACTACTGCGGCGCGTAGCCTGACTTCAGGGCTTCTTTGATAAGAGCCTGAGCCAGCGCGTTGCACAGTTGGTGGACGGACTCCGCGATCTCAGACGCCGGAATGGCGTTCGGCATCGTGAAGTTCCCGCTGAAGACAAAGGCATCAGATGCCTCGTACTTGGTCGTCACACTGTTCTGCGTACTGTAAGGACGCTTGTAGTCGACAACCGCGCGACGTGCAGAACGCGGACCGTTGTTCGTGGTCCGCATCTTCAACATCGCGCGATGGCCAACAGGCATCCCTGCAGCCGCACCAGTGTCTTGCCGCCACACCGCTTCCGATCCATCGCCGGCAGCGCCGGTCAGAGCATCGTAAACGATGTTGGTGGTCTCATCTGCCTTTTTGACAGTGAGGTTAGCCATAACAGGCATAGGGTACTTTCGTGAGGTTTAACGACCGAAGACACTCAGTACCAACGCAATTGCTTGCGCGGCACGATTGAGAGATATCCCTCGGAAAGGCTTAATCACGAGCGACGGTCCGGGAAGACTCATCACTCTTTCCATTTCCATGCACGATTTAAAGGCGGCTCCGTTAGCGTACGCGTACTTATAAGGTGTAAATGAAGTATACACATTAAGCCCGCGGCTGCTATAAGACCTCGCCCCATAGTCGTACTTGGTATAATGAGGGTTGAAAAGTGAAACCCCGTACCAGTCCGTTACGGAACTGATAACTTGCTCTACGTTGACGAACCAGTCAACAACAAAGCTAAACGGCATTAACTTCCATGGCAGCGCAAGGTCTACGACCCCAAGCTGATTCGCCAGGAAGAGATTCGGGTTTGTCACGCGACATCGAGCAACGCACTGACGGTGTATGAAGACAGCACTCTGCTCACGGCTATAAGAAAAAGCGCCGTGAGCGTACTTGTTGTCTACGACCGTCACCCATTGATCTACTTCACGTGCCCGACCCTTCAGGTACAAGTCCCCGAAGTCAGCCTCGACAAGTATCTTCAAAGAACTCTCAAGATCGGTCATGATGGGTTTTATCCCATATTCCCACTCAAGAAAGTTCTGAGAAGTCGCTTTTCGATTGCTTACCTTCGAAGGAACCGGCGTCCGAAGAATGCTAGCACATTCACCAAAGCGCCCCTTTCGAAGAGCTCCAGTAAAACGCGCTAATTGCACCGAACGATCAATGATCGTCCTACGCGACTTATTGATTTGCGCAAGATTCTCAGCCCACCCCGCTTTATCAGAGAGCTTAGCCTTCAGCTTTTCATACGCACGGTTGTACGCATGTTGAGCCATCCGGTTATAGTTCGGTGACGAACGAGGTGAGAAGTTCGCTTCTTTGAGTTCAACGACGGTTACTTTGCCGTTGACATCAGTAGAAACGTTCCGAGACTTGCCATAATAATAGTAAGTCTTATAGGCCAGTGGCAAATCGTAAGGCTTCTTCTGTTTCCAGGTCTGCTGATAAGCATCGCCAAATGAAACAGAAGGAAACTTATAAAACGGACCACTAACCGGTGCAACCATGGCTACCTCCCGATGTTTCGTCGGCGCCATGAGTCAGATGGATCCCTGCACGCTCCAAGTTGTCGAGAAAGCAGATGAGACTCCGGATTTCGGAGTCCACCTGCTTCATGCACTCATAACTACGATCGAGACTAAGTGAGATACGTCCTTCCAGGAATTCAACCCTGAGAGTACGACCGTCAAATTTAATCTCGAAAGCAGGTTTTGAAGGCATGTCGATTTCCTAAAGCGGTGG